ATGGATCACGGGTTGTTCTATCTCCTCTATTTTATACTCTATGCCATGGGTAATGACCAAGTAGGCGGTTTCTTCGATCCCTTTCGAGAGACTATAGACAAATCCAAAGTCTTCCATCGGGTCTACCTGGAGACGAAACCCTTTTGCAGACAATCGTTGTTCCAATTCGTGCAACATTTTCCTTTCAAATACTTATGGAGAACCCATATAGAAAGGAATCAATTTTATTCCATCTTATAAATAGATAAAGAATTGCGGACAATGAAGACCATATGGGTCAACCCTGGTTAGAAATGTTAAAATCTCAATTCATGACGATTACCATGATGAAGACAGTGAATGGAGAAGACACGGGTTTAACGATGGTCTATCTGTTTCTCTTTACAGGGATCGTGGATTTCATGTTTAAAACGGTTGCGCCTTTTGTCCTACAACGGGTCAAAGAGTATACAAAACATATCCAATCCGAATTACCGTTTGTTCAAGATAAACCAAAAACATCTTCCATTACGATTTTGGTGAAAATAACAGACCACGAGAATGTATTGGGTCAAGCGCTGTTGGATTTCATTACACATCATCCACACACGAAACACATTACGTATAAAAAACAGAACTTCATGTTGAATCAAACCGAATCGATTGAAATTGCAGACGGAGTCTTGGTCTATTTGAAAGAAAGTAAAACCCTCGAAGAATCCGACTCTGAAATAGAGCAACATCTGGAGTTGTTTTCTTATATAAAAACCACCCATCAACTGCGCGGGTTTCTGGACAAGTTGGCGCAAGATTACGCTCTAAAACTAAAAAACAAATTGGGAGATCATATCTATTATTTTAATCAACATCCCTTTGTGCTGCCACTCAATACGCAGGGGAAAAAAGATTATTCTAAACTACCGAACAATTGCGTGTTTACCATGAAAAAGTTTCAGACCAACCGACGCTTCACCAACTTGTTTGGTCCCGAAATGAACTTGGTCAAAAAACGAATTGAGTTCTTTATCAAAAACAAATCGTGGTATGATCAGAAGGGGGTGCCGTATACGCTTGGACTTTTGTTGTCGGGGCAGGCGGGTGCAGGGAAAACGTCCAGTATCAAATGTTTGGCGAACGAGACACAACGACATATCATGAACATCAATTTAAACAATGATATATCCAAAGTGCAGTTTGAGAATCTATTCTTTAACGAAGTCATTCATGTCCTGAATACCTCGACCGGACAAACCGAAAAATATACGATTCCCTTGGACCAGCGGATTTATGTCTTGGAAGACATTGACTGCCAAAGTGATCTGGTTCGAGACCGATCCGAGGAGGTTTGTCCAGGCATTGGATTAGAAAAATTGGATTTGTCTTTTCTGTTGAATATTTTAGACGGTGTGCTAGAATTACCTGGACGCATTGTGATCATGACCAGTAATTACATTGATCATTTAGACCATGCATTGATCCGCCCCGGACGGATTGATGTCATCGCGAATTTCAAAAAGTGTTTGAATGAAACCCTCATTGAAATGATCGAGTTTTTTTACGATTGTTCGTTAAGCGCCCGCGAAAAAATACAAATTCGTGACTGGAAAGAATACAGGGTCTCTCCCGCGGAGATGGGAAAAATCATGTTTGAACACGTCGACGATTACCGGAAAGTGCTGGAGGTGTTAGAGAAAAAGAGCGAGGAACCGGTGTCAGAACCTAAACGCAAGAAAGAAACCCTGACTCAAAATGAAACACTGCAATCCAATACCATGAATCTTCCCCATGAAATATATGAGTATATCCCCAACGAGTATGGTTCCAATCTTTCGCTCTATTAAACCTAGACGATTTCTAGATCATCTTTGTATTTGTGCTTTGTATCCATATAAAGCACCAATACTACCAGATAAAACAGTAGAATCCAGGAAGCGAACACGATCATTAGGTATGGATCCATTTTGACACCTCCTTCAAATAAAAAGAATCATCAATTTTATTCAATAGTGGATCACTTATTCTGTTTGTGTTTGTATATGTCTTTGGGTTTCCATACGAAACCGCGTAGGGTATTCTATTTTTTTACAATGACAGAATAGATACATCGACATCACAAAAACCCCGACGGAAAGCGCAACATACCACATCGAATCTGTATCCATTTTCTTCTCTTACCGTGAAATTAGACGATGCGTCAATTTTTTAAACGTGTATTTGTCAAATACTTATACAAAGGATTCCTTATTTTTTTGATTCTTTTCCAGCAAATCCAACTCATAGAGATGATCTTCGTTCCGTTTATTTTCTGCCAGTTCCATCTCTTTGATCATCTTACTATAGAATCGGTCTCGTCGAATCTGGTTCCACATGAATACAAGATATAGAAGGATCCAAAGAACCAATAATTGATAATACACAATGCGTTTCATTGTCGGGTCCACTTTGGATTCCATGTGAGTTTCTGTGATATTCTGACACATCTACCTGTTGTGATAGAATGACCGAACCATCAATTTTATATCGTTTTTCGTGATCGTGATTTTCGGGCGCGTGATTTACGTCTTCGCGTTTGTGTCTGTATTTCTCTCTTAGGTGATCCAGGGTCTTTAAAACCTCGTTTCAAGGGTCCTTTATAACGGTATCCTATTACAGGGGTCAGCACTCTCATATAATATTGGTAAATATTATATGCCGAAAAAGAATAAAAATCGTTCTAGAAAAAAAACGAAAAGTAGAAGGACCGCCGCGTTGGCTGCGTCTGCGTCTGTTGCATCGGGTGAATCGGAGAATTCATTCCCCAGGGATTCTCATCTAACTCCTCATTTTCCATCTAGGTCTAGTTCCAGATCAAGATCAAGATCTAGAAGCAGATCAAGAAGTAGATCTAAATCCAGGTCACCCCCGCAACCACCACCTCCACCTCCACCGCTTCCTCCGATAGAAGCGCCCACGAACATACACGACCCGAGGTTTTTAGGTAAGGGAGCAAGTAAAATGATTTGGGTGGTCCAGTCCGATGCAGAAATGGCGCAATTGCAAAGACCGCGGGCGGACAAAGTCATGGTGAATGCATTTGATGATCAAATGTTTGATGGTATTGGAACGGAAGAGGAAATGATTGCCGAAAAAATGGAGCAACAGAGAAACGAATATCATTTTACGCGTATGGTTCGGGAGGAATTTCCAGATTTGGTGCCTATGGTTTTTGGACTTTCTAGCGCTCGAACCTTTACTCCCCAACCTAGATTTCGTTATATCAAAGACCGTTGCGACCCTTTACCCAAGGACGCGGATCTGTTTCATCACATGATCCAAATATCGGATCGGATCGTCGATTTCAATTGGGTGTATTTGGACATGAAACCTGGAAACGTGGGACAGCGTGAAGGTCGGGTTCTTCTTCTGGATACCGATCCATCCTCTTTTTATCGAGTTCCACGTATTTCCGATGATTTGGCGAGACGAAGGATGCGTGAGTTCTATCGTGTCAGTTGCCACATGATTATCCTGTTGTATTGCTTGAATTTTGTGGGCGAAATAGAGGTTGAAGTGTTACAAGATTTTATTCGTGCAAAAAACTATACCGCGCAGATCTTTCGAGACACTTACTACGGACAACCTATGTCGGGGTCGACCATTGCCCTCTATAACAACGCGGTGAATAATCAGAGAGGATTTCCGGTTCGGGTGCACGCGCTCGATGTCATGTCCCCCAAAACGTTTATTAGTCACTATGGCACGTTCGATGGTCATCATGCATTGGTGCGTTTGCAACAGATCATAGACTATGTCCGTTAAGAGATGTGCCGACCTATGATTTGGAAAAGGGCGTTCACAGGATCGTTATGAATGGTGTTCAAAAAATCGCGTCGTTCCAATCTTTTTTGATATTTGTCGTCGCGAGGTCCGTCTAAAATGTAATTAAACTCATAGAGCACCGTATCCAGGGTGTAATAATATCCATTAATGTAATTGTATTGTTTATGGGAATATAAAGGATTTGTGTTGACGCCAATAGAGCAGTCGAGACATTCTCCATATTTGCTGGCATATTCATACTGTAAATTTTCAGGGATTTCGCTTAAATCTAAATCGAAAAAGGGTCTATATCCTTGCTTGATACGGTTTAAATACATGGGGACGTCTTCAACCAGATTGGATGTTTGGCGGTATCCCCAATAATAATCTTCGTGTAAAGCGCGCATTTGGGCGACCGTTCTGGGTGTAATTCCGGACATGTTTGAAAACTTAAACCGGGACCAATGGTCGTCATAACTTCCTGCAAAGGGTAAGAGATGATACGCCATCTCGGCTTCATACCCTTCCTCACGATGCGCCGTCACCATAATCCTTCGTAAGATGTAGGCGGTGAGTTCGTTGACTTGAGACAAATAAGGATTCTCAATCGTATCCACAAAATAATCGGGCGCCATGAAAATCAGATCAAGGTCGCTAATCTTTTCTGTATTGGTTCGAATGCTGTTTCGGAAGTTCTCGTTCTGCATTTGACCACTTAATGCCTGATAAAATCCATCTACATTTTCATAAGTGAGCATCAGTTCGTTTTCAAACTCTTGTCTGATTGCTTCCAATAGAGTGACACCATAGGTATTGTATTGGTAGTATCCTGAATTCCAGACGTCGTATAAATAACACAAGACCCCGGCGATCATGACCGTCATATTTCCTCCACTATGCACATACATGGTTCGGTCCATCGGCGTTGTTACAAAAGAGTCCCAGTCTTCTCTCAAGAATTGATTGGTAATACGAGAGGCGCTTCGCATGACCCCTAATAGATTTTCCATGAATTGATGGGTCGAGGGGGTTGTATCGTATTGGATCACGGCATACGTAATGTTAGACCGAGTAAACAACGCCGTAATCATTTTATAAGCGTATTGTTTAATCATATCATGCATCGGAGAATCTTCGTCATTCTCGTTTAAAATCATATATTTATTCTCCACGTCAAAACTGGGAAGTAAATACAAGAACGCGCGATTCAAATCTTCCACTGAAATTCTCTGGAATTGACTCGCTCGTCCTACGGCATTCTGATGCCATTCGGATAATTCTGCAGAATAACTTGCCTCGAGTGATTCGGTTTCCAAGAAATTTTCTAGAGTCTGGTCCGCAATCCCTTTGACCAGCGTTTCATACGATTCGGCAACTCTTGTAATTTCTGTATCGACTGCGGCAAGTTTTTCATCAAGGGTCGTCGTGCTACATCCATCTCCCCATCCTTCGGTTAATTCCTCAATATAGTCTTGGTAATCCTCGTAATTTTGATAGTCTTCTTCATCGGTGTCTTCATCTGCATTATAAGAGTAATTGTCATTGTTTGCATGATGATTGTTTGCATGATGATTGTTTGCATGGTTATTGCCATTTTCATTGTAATTATTTCGGTATCCAAGATTATTTCTATTTTCTACGTTACTGTTACTTTGTTGATTGTAATTATTTTGATTCGCCTCGTAAGGATCCATTCCACCGCGTGTTTGTTTTTTCTTTCGATGTCCCTTTCTAGTTTTTTTGGATTTCCTTTTTCTAGTTTTCATTATATAAGTTTGATATAGTAAAATTGATGAATATTCATTTTATAGGGAACACGATAAAATGAATTGCTCGGAGTTGTGTATCTGTCCTCTTTGTCTCGAACGACAATTCAGGTTAAACGATCACTTGGCAGAGACCTATTTGAAAACACGAAAACACGCGGAACAACGTGAACAAAAATGGAAATTGCAAGACCAAGAACGCGAAAAACGGCGCATCCAAAAACGTGAAGAAATCGATCGATTGTTGTTACGGATTGATCTTGAATTAAAACGGCGTCATTCTAACAAAGGCGAACCTACGTATTCTATTTAAATATATGTTTGATGTATTCAATCGTTTTAATAGATCAAATGTTTTCTAGGTATATATAAATGTATAGTCTACGTATGAACCCACTCGATAAATATAAATTCGAGTTGATAGATAATCAAAACAAACTGATACCCGCACCAGGATCAAACTTACCAGGAGATTTAATGAGTGATCCAAATGATTTACCTAAAAATTATTTTGACATTGATAGCAATCATGATGACACCTCTTCCAGTGGATCTGCATCAGAAGACAAAGCACTCGCCCTTGCCATTCAATATTATCCAGGACGTTTTAACGATATCAAATTTATGCTCATAGATAATGCATTATTTAAAAGAATGATAGAACTAACAGATACTACCACCGAATATGATGGATCTGTCAATGAGGTAACC